TTAAAATTAAATCAAAAGAGCAGTCTATTAATTTAATTAACAAAATAATTAACAATCAACAGATAGCATTAACGCTTAAAATAACAATAACACCTAATCATCAAATCAAGAATAAAACTGTACAATATAATCAAACAGAATAAAAGCTAAACCGAAATCATAAAAGTTTTTAAACGGGAAAGCTCAAGTTAGCATAGAAAATATATTTTTTACTGTAGCCAAACACAGATCTAGACCTGTAATTTTACATGCAGATGGTAATGAATATACATACGTAAGTGTACCAACTATATTTGGGTAATAATGTTGGAACTATTTAAATATAGCTTACTTGCCACATTTATCTGAGTATTTGAGCATATACAACACATACGCATTATGCAGATTTTAAAATACAGAAAATCACATATATAATAATATTACTTTACGTTAAGATCTACAAGCAAAAATATAAACATATTTCTAAATGACTAAACAGAAGTCCAAATTTGCTTAAGGAGATCATAATGGTGTATGGAGAATTAATTTAGAAAGTTAAAAAGATTTAGACTAGTTCAAAGAGTAATTCTATGATGTATCTCAAGTAGAAATAGATGTTTCATATGATTGGATCAATTCATTATATGGCAAACCATTAAAACCTACAGAATTTGTGATATAAGGAGAAAATAAAATGCTACATGTTTATATTAGGTCTGATTATTTTGAAAGAGCAATAAAAATGTCTAAGAATGATACATTAATAAACAGATGTACTAGTATGCTTCAAGATGAGTTAATAAATTAGGAACCTGAGGAAGAAGAACATAAAATAAATTCAATATTAAAAATGAAAGCTATATAAAACTAGTAATAATCATCAGAAAACAATAACTGTAGTAATTTAGATATTAGTGCAAGTACCATATAACCATTAGAGTTAGAGCCAATTACACAATTACCAGACAATTAACACAATTCTCATACAACTTACAATTCTTATGCTTATAGTGAGAGCTGGAGCGGTAGCAGATTGTATTAAACTATTAAAAATGTGATAAACAAATATACTCAACCATATATACCGGCTTTATAATCACCACGTAGAATACCACTAAAAAAAGAAATAATAGATCGTAAACGTCCATACTTAATAAAATCAGTGCTATTCAAAGATTTTTCAAGCGACCCATATTTGAATACAGCAATGGAAATGTATAATAGAGGAAATAAAATATATATAGCATTAAATATAGTTAACAAACATAGAGATCGATACATGACTATATTTGGTAATATTGTATATAATTACAATAATAGAACATGGTCCCTAGAAGATAACTAAATATAGGTTCATTTAGTAAAATACACACAATCTATACCAGCATAATCTTTAATACGTATAGGTTATTCAGTTTACCTAGAAACGAGACCAGCTAATAATTGTAATACAGTTATTTCCCCTTAACCGATTAAAATGGCTACATCAATTTAAGGGTATAATCAAGATAGGATATTTGGTTGTCCATCATATCTTCATCTAGAAGTTAAAGATTTACTTAGTTGTGTGGCTAACCCTTGCTTGTCATCAAACAAATGCATATACGAGGAAAGATTATGTGCTGTTTTTACTAATAAAGAAATACCTAAACATATTTAAGATCCATTTGCTGAACTTCCTGATTTGATTACATAAACATACATATATGTAAATTCTAGTTTGTATTAATCTGCTTAAGCTAATATATCAGTAAGTCGTGTAAAACCAAACTGGTATAACTTAAAGTACTTATTGTTCGGAGGATTATAGATGTTAAATTATTTATTCACTCATAAAATATTTAACAAAATCAATACCTATCTCACTAAGAAAATTGAAAATATATAGATAGAAAAGATATACAAATATACTGCTTTATCTTTAACTATAGCTTTAGCCGGAACATATTTCTATTCTAAATACAAACATAGAGACCAAGACATTATAGATTATACACCTTATTCATATAATCCATACACTAGAAGCTTCTTAATAGGAGCAGCAGCTATAGTATAAGGACATTAAGACCCAACATAATTTTTTAATAATTATAATTAATATGTTATTCAAGGACTTAAACCTGAAGATTTAGATTTAACAGATGTACCATGTACTTGTCCTACTACTTAAATCAGGAGACCAATACAAAACACAGTTACATCAACATCAGAGATAATACATACATATACTACATGTAAATATAACGCCTTATCCGCCTTGTTAGGCCGTCATGGTGGTGGTCGATTAATGCCTGAAGAACCGATAGTGGCTTAATTTGGGGATTTTGTCAGAACTTAACCTGAATATACAAAATTATTAGAGCATATGAAATCAGCACCTCTTTTGGATACTAATGAATATCTAAATTATGTAAAGACATAAGACGTTTAAAAATATAAAGCTTATAAAGATGGACAATACAATTTAATGAGAAC